ATGTACGCATGGCATCATGCCGAGTTTAAGCAACATCTTCCGGGGCGTGATTTTTTCAAGGAAGTTGTTCCCTATGTGTATGGTGATGATGTGGTTGCAGCTGTTTCCCCTGTTGTTGGCGACATTTTCAACAATATCACCTATTCTCGTTTCTGTGAGGTACATATAGGATTGGAATGCACTCCTGCCTCGAAGAATTCCGCTTTCAGTACATTTGTGGGACTAGGAACAATGATGTTTTTGCGGAGGCGTTTTAAGAAGCACAAGGATTTCAACAGGATAGTAGCACCATTGGACCTCGATTCATTGATGAAAACGCTTAGTTGGCACATTCCTTCAGATTCTATTCCTCGGGTTGAACAAGTAATTGCTGCGAATGATTCAGTGATACGCGAGTTGTTTTTCCACTGTGATGAACAAGAATTTCTCGCTATCAGCAAAAAATTGTATGCACTTGTGGAGTCGAAGTTCAATTTGAATCCGGGTACGTTGAAAAGACTGTCGTATATGGATCTCGCAACGGCAACTTTATGTTTCTCTGAGAATAGGCCTGTGGAGAAAGGAGGACAGGACACTGATATCAATTCTGGTAGTCTAGGTGTTGAAGCAACTATGGATGACTGCAAGAAATCAGTGGCACCGGAAGAAGTCCCGGTCGTAAAGCTCAAGAACTCATGCTTCAAAAAACTTCATAATAGCAGTTCGGATTGTGAAGTTAAAGAAGGGACTAGTGATAAACAATTAGCAAGTATGACGGAGAGACGGACCGCTTTGCAGATTAAAGTGATATCAGGGAAGGCCACGAAGGAAGATTTTGAGGAGATTCGAGCACTGACTCTCTCCATCAATTTCCTATTAAGTTTGTCTAACATGAGACCAGAATCTGAGATGATATCAGGCAATTCACAAGAGACCGAAGAAAAAATGGAGAATTTGCGTGATGTTTCGGGAATGTCTGTTGATGAAACTCCACGAATTAGGTCATTTACAACTTTCAACCTCGATCAGACCGATGTGGATTTGAGAAAATTTCTTGAGCGTCCAATTCTAATTGATAGCGGTCCGATCGCTCTTGATACAGCTTTTTCGAAAAATTATGATCTTTATGATTTGCTCCTTGAGAAGTCGAGCATTAGATCTAAGTTGAGATATTTTTCGTTGTTTCGGGCTGGTCTTGGAGTACGATTGACTATCAGCGGCACTCAGTTTCATCAAGGAAGAGTTATGATGGGTTGGCTTCCATGGTATAACAATTGTTCGAGTACAAGTCAAGCCATGAACTCAGCAGAAGTTTTCTCGCAGTGTCAATATATGTCGACGATTTCGTATCAAAAAACTATTGATGTTAAGAGCAACATGCCTGCCGAGATACATGTGCCTTATATATCTGTCCAGCCAATGGGTAGATTGTACAACAACAGTAATCTCGCATTGCCAAACACTACGAAATTTGATGATTTTGTTGACATGGGAAGACTGTGTGTGCGCTCCATTGGTGTTGTCGAAGCCGTCGCAGCAGCTCCCACCACCCCTTATTTTCAATTGTATGCTTGGTTTGAAGATGTCACCTATACCATGTCAACAGGAACAAGAATTGAATTGTCGGTTGAATCCGAACGAAAAGTTGGTCCTGTTGAAAAGGTCACAAGCAAGATTGCAGGAGCTATGTCGTCTTTGAGAGGAGCTCCAATGATAGGACCATATGCAGAAGCATCAGGTATGATAGCAAGTGGAGTTTCGCAAATGGCTGCAGTATTGGGATGGTCACGTCCAAGTTTGACAACGAACACGAGTAGGATGAGAAATGAACCTTACACTTGTGCAGCGAATGTTGTGGGTGCTGACTTGTCACATCGTATCACTTTGGATCCAGAGCAAGAGGTGACAGTTGACCCTTCGGTTTGTGCGGTGCATAAAGATGAATTGGTCATAAGTGATTTGTGTGCGAGGGAACAGTTACTGTATCAAGCAACATGGTCAACATCTTCTACCACGATGTCTCCATTTTTTCAGAGTGTTGTTAATCCAGGAGTAATTCGTAAGAGCTCCCTCGGAAATTGTGCTATACCATCCCCGATGGCTTTGGTCTCTAGCTATTTTGATTTCTGGCATGGTGACATTACCTTTAGATTTGATGTTGTCAAGACGAGTTTCCACAGAGGTAAATTTGCTGTGCTCTGGGAACCAAACGGACCACAGCGTGCCCTCATTGATGCTAATCTGTCGCTCAATAAGAATTATATCTACATTGTTGATTTGCAGGAAGTGGATAATTTTGAAGTGACGATTAAATGGGCAACTCCTAGGGCTTGGATGTCCACTGGAACTTCAGCAAACTGTAGCGTTGGTATTGGATCCACAATTGGAACAGTGTCAACCAACTTCTTTGTTCGCGGTTGTAATGGTTACATTTCACTGGTTCCTATCACGAGTCTACAAGCTCCTTTGGACAAGTCAGTCCATATCAATGTGTACATCAAGTCGAGCAATATGAGGTTCAATCACATGCGCACTCCTCGAGATGTACCATGGGATGGCACTCCTGCATTTGCCCCTATTGAAGGTTTTGATCCATTGGATGAGAAAGACGTAGCTTTTGAAGTAGAATCTGAAGAGGTTGGGTCGTCAAAGTCCTTTTCTGTCGTGTTGAACACTGCAGCGGCGTCATATGATGGCATTTCTGAGTATCATTTTGGAGAAGAACCAGTTTCTATGAGAGCAGTTCTGAAGAGGTACGTCACTATGTGCAACATCCCTGTTGTAGGTAATCCTATTGCATCTTTAACCTCAAGTATAATACCGCCTCTGGATCCTCCTCAGCTGAGTTCTTCTCTCGCGTGGTTGGATGGTGGT